TTGTCAGTTCTCATGGTTCTGTGATGGTCAATCAGACAATCCAAAGAACAAGAGAACATACAATAAGATGCTGAGTCTTGCAGATGCAATCTTATCAAATGAGATGCCATTCTATGATATTACAGATGGTGCAACTCATTACCATGCAGATTATGTCACCCCTGCATGGGCAAAGACTAAAACTATGACAGTCGAAATTGGTGACCATATCTTTTATAAATGGGAACAATAGGTTGAATATTTTCTATCTTTCGAAAGACGCTGAGACAGCAGCACAACTGCATTGCGACAAGCATGTGGTGAAGATGATTTTGGAGACTGCTCAGATGCTATCAACTGCACATCGTGTTCTTGATGGTGATGAGTATGCAGATGCAATGGGTCTATACAAACTGGCACATAAGAACCACCCATCTACAATCTGGACTCGTTCATCTATGGATAACTATCTGTGGCTGTATGACCTGTTCCACTATCTTCTCAAAGAGTATACCTTCCGTTATGGTAAGCGTCATGCAAGTGAACGACTAGTCGGTGCGCTCTCTAAACTTCCAGACAACATTACGTCTCTCGGTTTCACTGACCCGCCTCAGTGTATGCCTGATTATTGTAAGGGTGAGGACACAGTTCTCGCGTACCAGAATTACTATATACTAGAGAAATCACGTTTCGCAAAGTGGAAGAAACGTCCAATGCCGGAGTGGTTTAATGGTGGGACACCTGATGGAAAGAGAACCGTATTGGGACTACATGGGTCGCCGGATGAAAGAGGATCGGTTAGTGCCTGAAGAAACTTATAAAACTGAAATAGCGCAGATGCAGAAACAAATACATTACCTACAACTGCGTGTGAAGGAACTGACTGAAGAGGTATATGACCTGAGAAATCATGGACCAATACAATTGGAGTTAGACATATAATGCCAACATATAGATTTTACGATACAGTTACTCAGGAAGAATATGATGAGTTCATGCCTATGGCTCAACTTGATGAATATAAGAAACTCAATCCAGATGTGAAACAGGTTCCAGTAGCGGTTGCTATTGCAGGGGATCACATGATGGGTGTAGGACCAAAGGTAGATGGTGGATTTACAGAGAACATGCAACGTATTGCAGAGGCAAATCCAGGCACACCTCTTGCAGACCGTTATGGTTCAAGTAGCACACGATCTACTAAAGAAATTCAAACAAGAAACGTGCTGAAGAAGCACGGAGTCTTATAAATAAAATTGACACGGGCGAGAAATCAAACTTCAGCAAGGGATGCACAGCGTCTACGCAAGCTGGGAAGTCAATCCGCCCCTGTGTCAGAGGGGGGAAGGCGCGCCCCCACTCCCCCCTCTTTTTCTTTCTAAAGGATTGTTATGGCCAGTAAGAATAAAGAAATCAATCATTCCCAACTCGTAACTGTCAAACCCATTACAGACAGTCAGAAGGTTGTGTTTGATACATGGAAGAAGGGTAAGAACCAATTCCTATTTGGTGCGGCAGGAACAGGTAAGACCTTCGCATCACTCTATCTCGCACTCAACTCAGTTCTCGATTTGAAGACCAAGTATGAACGAGTCATCATCGTGCGTTCTCTCATTCCCACAAGGGAGATTGGGTTTCTTCCCGGCGACGAGGAAGATAAATCTGCACTGTATCAGGTGCCGTATCAGAACATGGTTCAGTTCATGTTTGAGATGCCCAACGAACAAGCCTTCAATGGACTATACGATAGACTAAAGGGACAGGGTTCTCTATTCTTTTTGTCAACTTCTTTCCTAAGAGGGTTGACATTTGATAACTCTATTGTTATAGTAGATGAGTGTCAGAACATGAACTTCCATGAACTGGACACAATCATCACCCGTGTGGGGCAGGACTCTCGTATTGTATTCTGTGGTGACTTTGACCAGAGTGATTTACAGAGGACGAATGAGAGAAATGGTCTACATGACTTCCTTCGCATTCTGGAAGAGATGGACGAATTTAACTGTACAGAGTTCAGCATTGGAGATATCGTGAGGTCTGGATTTGTGCGAAACTATCTAATCAACAAAATTAAAATGGGACTAGGAATGGACTAATGGATATTGAAAAACTTAGAGAACAACTTAAAATTGACGAGGGATGCGTTTATGAAATATATAACGATCACCTTGGGTATGCTACTTTTGGCATTGGCCATCTGGTCATTGAGTCTGACCCAGAGAACGGACAGGAAGTTGGAACCCCTGTATCTGAATCTAGAGTCATTGAAGCCTTCGAGCAAGATGTCCAAACAGTATTGTCAGACTGCACCATCCTATATCCAGACTTCGAGGAGTTGCCAGAAGAAGCTCAACAAGTGATTGCCAATATGATGTTCAATATGGGAAGACCTCGCCTGTCTGCCTTTAAGGGTATGAAGGCGGGTGTAGACTCAAGGGAGTGGAATGAGGCAGCAGACCAGATGGTAGATAGCCGTTGGTATCGTCAAGTAGGGGCAAGAGCAGAACGTCTAGTTGAGCGTATGCGTAATGTTTAATCATAAACCAGTAGAGTTGCCTACTATATCTGCAACAAACAAGGATGGTGTTCGTCTCTATGAAACACCAGATGGTAACAAGTATCCGTCAATCACTACCGTACTATCTGTACGAAACAAGCAGGGTCTGATGGAATGGCGTAAGCGTGTTGGTAATGATGTTGCAAACTACGTTGCACGAACTGCCGCAGCAAGAGGTACTAAGGTTCACCAGATGTGTGAAGATTACCTCAACAATATGCATCGTGACTTTCCCGAAAAGTGGATTGAACACAAAAAGAACTTCCTACCGTGGTGTCTGTTCAATCAACTAAAAGATGGTGCATTGCACAAATTAAATAACATTTATGCACAAGAGGCGGGTCTTTACAGTGATAAATATAAGGTAGCGGGCAGAGTAGATTGTATTGCAGAATATGATGGAACACCTTCCATTATTGACTTCAAGACATCCTCTAAAGAACGCAATGATGATTGGAATGAAAGTTATTACATTCAAGGCTCTGCATATGCAGAGATGTTCGGAGAGAGAACAGGGATTGAAATCTCACAGGTAGTTATTCTCGTAGTCACAGAGGACGGAACTGTTCAAGAGTTTGTTAAGGACAAAAACAATTATCTAGATGCGTTGGTCGAATCCGTTGCAGAATGGAGAAGACGTAATGAAGTATCTAACATTCCTAACAGCACTGCTGCTTAGCACACCAACCTTTGCACAAGAACCACCATCTTTCTTTCAAACGCAGAAACCAGTTCTTTGTGCGCCATTACAAGTTATTCTGGGTGCAGTTGCAAATGTAGGTGAGGAGCCATATGCATATTGGACTGACCCTGATAATGATACTGTCAATCTAATGTACGTTGGAGACAGTGGAATTACCATTATTGAATCTTTTGCAAATGGTAATGCATGTATTATTGGAACAGGTAACAAGGTGGAATTTGTGAACAAGGCGACAAAAAGTTCCTTGACTCTCAAAGGAAAAGATGTTATATATAACAGGTAATGTTGAAGAGGACTTAACGCTGAACTGGACGGGGGTGCAATTCCCCCCGCCTCCACCACAAACACATTTACTGAGTGTGTTTATTATGGGGGCGAATTAGGATCGACAGGCAGTTAATAGGAAATTGGAGTTACACGGTTGGTCGCGCATAGACCACTATAGTAAATGCAAACGATAATTTTGCACCAATGGCTCTTGCTGCGTAAGCAGTAAGTGTCGGGGTTTCGGTGGGTGTCCTAGCAACAGAATCACCCACCAACACACACAAACACAAGGAGAAAGAAATGACATTCATCGTTTCCACACTAACATTTGAAACAGGTCTTGGCGATTGGTTCAATCGTATTTTCAAAAAAATGCAACCATATGGTTACACTCGTGCCGCAATTGAAATGGAACGTGAGGGGTATCCCAAAGAGGCTGCTGCTCTACGTCAGATGGCAAAGTTTGCGGGAGAGTAATCATGGCTAAGACACCTTATGAGATTCGACTTGATCTTCTGACTATGGCAAAGGATATGCTTGACAAACAGTATGAAACTGCATCTAATATGGCATGGCAGGCATTTGAGAAGGCAGCAGAAGACAACAAGGATATGTACAAGAGTTTTGACCAGTACATTCCAAAGATGTTCACACCTGATGAGGTTCTCTCTCAAGCAGAGAAACTACAGGAGTTTATAAATAAAAAAGATTGATCAATCATCATGCTCGGGTTGCGCCGTAATACGCACGGGGGGAGCCAACGGTCAGCTCCCCAACTTTTTATAGGAGATATATTATGGGTTGGAATCCCTTTAAGAAAAAGTCTTGGACTGATGTTGGCAAGGCTATTGAAGACACTGCAACAGATGCCGGTAATACAATTGCAGATACCGCAACTGATGTTGGAAATACAGTTGCAGATACTGCAACAAGTGCTGCGAATGCGACGAGTGATTTCGTTACAGGTCTTGTAAATGATACAAGCAAGGCAGTTAAACATACCGCAGACACTTGTGCTGCACAGGCAACAGAGTATTCCAAGCAAGGATTTGATGTTGCATCTGATGAATGGAAGAAGGGAACTCAAGAAGCGTGTAACGCAGTGAGTCACGGTGTTGAGGCAGTCGAATGGGCTGCAACAGAAGCGTGGGATTGGGTTGATGCGAATGCATGTTATATCGGTTTGAACCTTGCACTGACTACTGGTTGTGTTACATATTTTACACCAAAACCTAATCCTTCTGATCCCGGCACAGTTACCAGTACAGCAGTCAGTACAACTTATCTTGGTTACATTGCCACACAAGGTGCGAATGCTGCAATGGCAACCGCAGTTGGTGGTTTGATTACAGAGAGCGTTTGGCTCATTCCCGGCGTAAAGGGAAACTGTAATAAGAAGACACTTAACAACGTAATCGTCAACGTAATTGCAACGTGTAATCCTGCAATGCTTAGTGTAAGTCTTGCTACACCAGCAGGCGTTGGTATTTTCGTTGGTAGTGTAATTAGTCCAATTGTTGCACAATTGGTTTGTGAGAAAATTGCCCCCAAAGGTATGACGGGCACAAAATAGGAGAACTTATGACTTTGAACACTGCTAAATCTTTCTCTCTTGAGATTGAAAGAATTGCTAATGAAAAGGGTATTACCCACATGGAGGCAGTACTAGATTATTGTTACCGTAAGAACATCGAACCCGATACAGTCGGGAACCTTATCTCAAAAAGTCTCAAAGAGAAGATTGAGGCAAATGCGAGGGAACTAAATTTTTTACCAAGAACAGCTAAGTTACCCGTATGAGTCATCTTAAAGAACAGAACACCACCTATTTCAAACACCTCTTTCATGCGTGGTCAATGGGTATTGTTCTTTTCATTCACGGGGTAATCCCCTGCATTTTAACTGATTGGGTATCGAAGCGTATCTGTAATGGAACCGATTGACATATATTTGATGTACTGTGCCTTCAAGGCGCATTTTGGAAAGACTGATTATGACTTTGTGAAGTACAAAGGTAAGACTCGCATTTCCAGAGACACATTCTATAAGCGCAAGGACCGTGGGTTCTTCGTGCGTCTATCCAGAAAATATAAGTCAGAAGAGGAAGTCAAGAATTACTTTCTGTCCAACTTCATCAAGGACAGGAAGGGTTACATTGCCAACTTCAATGATGAGAACTACGAGTCATGGAAGTTGAAGCGGAGTAATTTTTTTGATATGTTTGTGGTT